GCTGTTTTCAAGACCGGCCCTATCACTTTCGACGCTGCTGAGGACATCGAGAAGTTCCGGCTCGTCTCTGTCGCCGCTGAGGGTGCGAAGCACGCTGACGGTACCGCCGCCGTGTTCGGCGCGGTTGTCACCGGCGCTAACGCCAACCCCCCGGCCCGTACTAATGACAACGTGCTTCACATCGGCAAGCCGGGCAACGTTGCCGTGCATGTCACCCCGGCTGTTGTCCCGGTTGAGACTGAGGGCACTTTCGCCCCCGGTGCCCCGGTTTACGCTGCCGCTGACGGTAAGGCTGCCGCTACCGGCGCCGTGTTTGTCGGCACCGCTGTCCGCGCTTCCGGCGACGGCAAGGTGAAGGTTCTCCTTGCCACCCCGACCGCCCCTGTCGCTGCTGGCACTGGCGAGTAGTACACCCCGAATCATCCCAACCCCTGGCCTGTCGGGTCGGGGGTTTTGTCATGTCGGGCGTGCGCCCGCCAACTGAAAGGAGCCAGTAATGGCTGACGTTATCACTTCCGCTTACGACGGTCCCCAGATCACCGTCGATGAGCTCATGGCCGATCCGACCTACATCCCGCAGCGGATCATCGAGGACCTGGACAACTCGTTTGTCGAAGATCTGTTCTTCCGTGACGGTGGCAGCAACCAGGGGGTTGTTGCTTTCCGTGAGGCTGCGGGCCTCTACCTCGCTGACGATGCTGAGGAGATCGCCGAGTACGGCGAGATTCCGGTGTCCGCGCCGGAGCTTGGTTCCCTGAATGCCGCTTTCGGCATCAAGACCGGTGAGGCTATCCGAATCTCGTGGGAGCAGCGCAACGAGAACAAGGTTGATGCTGTCACCCGCGCTATGGACGCCCTGGAGAAGACTGTTCTCCGTCACGGCGTTAATGCCGTGTTCGGCGCGTTCAACGCCGCTGCCATCCCCGAGTTGCAGGCTTCCGCCGCCTGGACTGCTGGCGACCCGGTGAAGGATCTGTTCGACGCTATCGAGATGGTGCAGGGTGCCACCGTTGACGGTGACGAGACCCGCATCTTCGACTACGACCCGAACACCCTGCTGGTCCACCCGCAGGCGCTCACGAAGATCATCCGCAACGAGCAGATCCAGAAGCTCTACATCGGTGATGTTGCTCATGACAACCCTGTCTACAAGGGCCTGACCGGCTACCAGTTGTTCGGCACCCTGAATGTTGCTACTTCCCGTCTGATGCCGAAGGATGAGGCGTATGTGTTCGAGGCTAACGCCGTTGGCTTCAAGTCTGACACCATGCCGCTGACCGCTACCCCCCTGTATGTCGAGGGTGGCGATTCTCCTATTGGTGGCCCCACCATGTCGTGGCGTTCCGATCTGGTCCGTAAGCGGGCTATCGCTGTGGACAACCCGAAGTCCGTCGTTCGCATCAAGGGTCTGTGATGCGTCGGGTGACGCTGGCCCGGGCGTGGAATCCGGGCACGGGTGTTCTGTTGCGGGGTTCTTCGGTCGAGGTTGAGGACGCTATGGCGGAGTGGCTGGAGGCGCAGGGCGCTTTGGCTTCCGAGGTTGTGTCTAAGCCTTCCGGTCCTGTTGTCACCCGTGCTGCTAAGCCGAAGCCTGCCCCGGTCGAGAAGGTGGTTGAGGGGCCTAGTGCCCCGAAGCGTACTGAGTCCTTGGATGTGTGGCGTGCTTATGCCGTCAAGAAGGGGATTGACCCGAAGGGGTTGACGAAGAAGGAGATCATCGCGGCGACGCGCTGACTCCGAAAAGGGGGTGCGTCATGCTCGTTGAGTTTGATGATCTGGCCTCACGCCTGCCGGTGACGCTGGCGGTGGATGAGGCTGCACGGGTCGTGGTTCTTCTGGGCGACGCGGAGGAGATTGTGCGTGACGCTTTCTCTCGTGTCGGTAGGGACTTCGATGCGGAGGTTGCGGCAACACCGTGGTTGGCTCATGCCGCTAAGCGCGTGATCCGTGACATGGTGGCCGCAGCGGTTCTGATTGGCGGGAACGTCGGTCAGGCTTCAGTGTCCTCGACTACGGGCGCTGAGTCCGATTCGGTGACCTATGGTTCGTCTGTTGATGGGCTGGTCGGGTTCGGTCGGCTTATCCTGACCGATGCGCACCGTGAGGAACTGGGCCTGCTGTATCAGGCTGGTGCTCGGGGGAGTTTCCCGCGTGCGTCGCGCTGGCCGGAGCGGTGGTACCGGTGAATGAGGCGTGGGAGCCTGTGGTGATCCGTCAGCGTCCAGAAGTGGACGAGTACGGGGTACCGCAGATGCCGGGTGGTTCCGTCACTGTGACGTGTCGTGTGCAGCCGCTCGTGCTTGCTCAGGATGTGGGGCAGGACCGGGAGGGTGCTTTCGTGCAGCTTCGGGTGTTCGCCCCGTCTGGGACGGTGGTCGATGCTGATTCTGAGGTGTTGATCCGGGGGGAGTGGTTCACGGTGCTGGAGCCGCCGCATGATTTTGCGGCATTCCGCCGGCCCGCGTTGTCGAGGCATCGCCCGTCTGTTGTGTTCGTGTGCCAGAGGGGTGAGGGCTGATGGCTCAGAAGAATCTGCCTGACGATTTCTGGCAGCAGCTCTTGGAGGCCGCTACGCCGCTTGTTCAGCAGGCGGGGCAGCGGGTCGCTTCGGGGGTGCCTGCGGAGATGAACGCGGACGTGCGGATGAAGAAGGACAAGGGCGGTAAGCCGGTCGCGCTGGTCGCTATGCGGGTTCCGCAAGCGCGTGCTGCTGAGGCGAAGCACGGCTACCTGATTCAGTCTGCTGTTTCGTCCGGCCTCGACATTCACAGGTATGGGGGGTGACGATGCTCGTCCAACAGGACGCGGTGAGCGCGATCATCCGAGAACTGAATATTGCGGTGGCTGACGTGCCGGTGAGATCAGAGTTGCCGAAGGGTTGGGGTGTGAAGTCCGGCCCTGCGGTGACCGTCTCATCGAACGGCACCACCGATCAGGCGCGGGCATGGACGGGCGAGATCGTCCGTGTCGTGACCTACGCCGAGTTTGCCCCGGATGCGCGCTCGTTGGCGGCGCAGCTGGAGGCGTTTCTACTGGACCCCGCCCACGTGCCGGGTCTGACTATCTATCCCGCAGTGGGGCTGAGCGTGGTTCGGGATTCCCCGGACGCGTCCCGCTGGATTGCGGCTTTCGCTGTGAAGGCTGCTACTAACCGAAAGGAGCCATAGCATGGCTACTACTGACGTTGCAGACCGCGTTCACATTTGGAAGAACGCCGAGGTCTACATTTCCATCGTGGGCGCTACCGATCCGAAGGCTGAGGCTGACGGCACGTTCGGCGCTGACTGGCTTCAGGTTGGCATCCTCGCTGATGGTTCTTCCATCGGCCAGGAGCGCGACGCTGACCGTACGGAGATCCTTGGTTGGTCTTCTCAGCTGATCGCCACCGACCAGAAGTTCAAGAAGGACACCCGCACCTTCACCTCCCTGGAGGATAACGAGGTTGTTTGGTCCCTGATGTGGCCGAACTCTGAGTTCCCGGAGGCAGGAACCCCGACTGTGGTTCTTGCTCCGCAGGATGCTCAGCGGTACATCGGGTTCCGCACCACTGACCAGAACGGCAACGTTCATGTCGAGGTGTCGCGAC